GTATAAGAGACAGGTGTTAGGATGGAGCAAAAAAAAAGGGGGGGGGTAAACCTATGAAAACCTGTCCGCGCTGCGGCGATGATTTTGACCCGGATTCCGCCAGAAATAAAATCAACCGCATCTACGGCGAAGACGTCTATGAAAACTACTATTATTCCGAGGAGGAAGAGGTCTGCGCCGAATGTGCCCTGCGGGAAATCAGCGCCGATTACGGAACCGGGGAGGAGCTTGCGGAGGATATGGGCTCCGGCTGGGACGATTAAAAGCAAGAGTCCTTGCCTGGACTCCTGCCTTGTTTGGATCACCCGTTTCTTGTCTGTCTCTTTTCATCGATGAGTTTGAAGTTCCCAATCCACTTTTCCATCAGCGTAACAGGCCGCCTCACAACCGCCGCAATCTCTTCTGCATTTTTCCCTTCGTCATACAAACGGCGTGCGCGGCCAATGTCAATTATCAACATGGGACTTAATTTTTCTTCTCTCATCTTCATTGCTAAAAACCTCCTCAAAAAATATCGGGTGTTCTCCATAAAGCGCCCTGAATAATCCGCGGATAAAACGAAGAGACTGTGCAGCCCGCACGGCCTCTTCATTTTTTTGAGCCTGCCCGTTATTTTGCCGGCTTAAAGCGGCCAAACAGATTTCGGAATGTTGTGGACGAGTAGACGCCGGATTCCTCAAACTTGAATCCCCGTTTCATCCAGATTCCGTAGAACACCAACGGCAATATCAGTTCCGCGGCTGCAACACCCGTCCGCACATACCGGTCGATCTTCTGCTCCCGAAGCTGACGCGCCTGATTTTCCTCCTCGCGGGTCCGGTCGGCATCCTTAGCGGCAAGTTCCTCCTCACGCTGTCTGCTGTCCATCTCCCTCCGTTCAGATTTCTCCTCCACGTCAGCCCAAGCCTTGATCTCCTCGATGCGGAGCTTATGCAGCGACACCAGATCCCGAATCGCGTCACCTCTCCGCTCATCCTCGACTGGCAAGGTCTTCAAGTTCGAGATCTCCGTTTCGATCACATCGTCCAACAAAGTTTTGATCTCTGCCATATGCTTTATCTCCTTTCAAAATTTAGAGTTGGCTCCATAATAGCCGGTGTTATTCGTGCGGGATGAAGTCTTTGGCTTTGACCCGGAACGCAACCCGCTTTTTGCGGAGAATTGCGGATACGTCCGTATCCAGTTCCAGATATAGATGCGGCCCATCCACCGGGTCCGAATGGTCAACCCGTAAATCACCAACCGGACGGTCTTGAAACAGATGCATGCCAATCAAAATGCCGATGCAAAGCGCCGCCATCACTGCGAAAATAACCATAAAAGCAACTCCTCCATTTGAACTGTTTTCTCAAATTTTCCTCCCGGGAATTTTTCAGGGTATCACTGTAACACGGTTTCCGGGCGGCTGCGTACGGAAAATGGAAAAAGCAAAGGGCCTGCTCAGCCCTTGCTTCTGGATTTGAATTTCCATTTCAGCTCTTCCAGCTTTCTTGACGCCGTGTTCCTGACCTCTGGAATGGACGCGAGCGCGACCGCCATCGTGACGGCGGGCACAATCACCTGCCCGATCCAAAGGCGCAGCTCCCGGCTTGCCTCAATCTGCTTGTAAGTCATAATGCTATCACCTCCATAAAGGCCTCTGCTGTTTCCGCGTAAATATAAAAGGAAAGAGCCCGCGTTTCCGCAGGCCCTTCGCCAATCAGAATAAGGTCTTTCTCAATTCGGTATGACTAAAAAGTTTGAAGTATCGATACGTCACCGTGCTCGACTCAAATAAGTTTCCGTAATCTTCGGGTTTTACAACCACAATTCCGATACGATGGTCATACTTGATTGTGTGGCCAGCTTTGTATAGGACTATGCATCGTTTCCCCTTATCTTTTCCTCGTGTGACTAAGCAAGTGTCCCCAATCTTCAAATCGTCAAACTCTTGAATTGTCATAGAATTCGCCTCCTTTCCATAAAGGAGCCTGCCTATTCCGCGGACTTATCCTCATACACCACCCGTTTTCGGAGCGAACTCCAGGGAATATACCGCTCCTTCCGGCAGACCTGGCACCAGAACTGGCTCGTTTTCCCGCCGATGTCCACCAGCTCACCGCAGTCAGCTTCCAGTTTACTGCCGCAAATAGGGCAGTTGAAGCGGTAACACTGCCTGACCGCCACATCCACAATTCTCAAGCTCAGTCCCTCCTTTTGCTCAGCAGCCAGAAGAACCGTCTGTACGCGGCGTAATAGACGTCCCGGCAGCATGGAATATCATACTTCATCTTCAGCGCGTCATAGGAGAGCCCCTCTGTTACGCCCCGCAGCAGATAGGGGTAGAGGTCTGGGTCGGCCCCGATGGCCGCCTGCTCCACCATCTCCATGCGCTCGGCGAAAAAGAGCCGGGACTGGGCGCACCGCTCCGTGGGGTCGCCCTTCATCTGGCCGCTCTTGACGAAGACCTGGAGATCGGCCGGACGCTTGCTCAGCCCGTCCAAAGAGCTGCGGGCCCTCTTCCAAATAGGGTATTGCAGGCAGAAGTGCTTCAGCTCATAGTAGCGGTGCTTGCCGATCCAGAATGGGTTCTTCTGGGACACCTCCGGGCGAATATCATGGGCCATTATCGCCTCTCTCCTTTCCAAAAGTATCCGGTCTCCTCGTACAGCCGTTTTGGGGAGATGTAGAAATTGATTCTCCCATACCGGGAGTCCATCTCCTCAATGCTGGTCACCAAATTGCCGCCGCGGGTGGCCTTGCCAATCGGCAGCCAACCCGAGATAATGCCGGCTCTCACCCAGGACGCATCCTTTCCGTAGACTCTGGCGACCACAGCGACCGGAACGGAACCCGGATGAAACTCCTGTTCATTCATCGGCGTCTACCTCCTTTCAACGGCTATTCTAAATTAGGGACCGCGTCTTCGTAAAAGCAACCTCGGTGGAAAAAGAGAAAGAGCCGCCGTAATAGGCGGCTCCCACTCTTTAGAATCTTCTTCTCGGGCGCCAGATCATGAACAACTGCTTCGCTTTCCCCTTGAAACTGCTCCACCAGGCCGGTTCAAAGCTGGCGATGTACCATACGAAACCAGCAATTACACTGATCACATATACCACGCCGCACAGCTTGAGATAACCGCCCCAGGTGATAGGCTTCTCGGTCCATTTCTGCTTGTTCATAACATCTACCTCCTGATTTTGTTCTCCATAATAGGCGGTGCCGTTTGTGCGGAAAAGGGAGAGCCGCCGTATCAGCGGCCCCTCCCGGCTTTTCGGAAGTCTACAAATATAATTTTGTCCGACTTCGGATGTGTCAGTTTGACCTTGACCATTTGAAATTTCCTGTCCAGAACATTTGTCCACAGGGCAGCGCCTGCTGTTGATACCGCGCCCACAATCACAAATGTTCCGACTGCGCTCAGAATTTTCCTGGTCCTCATAACCATCACCTCCATAAAGGGCCCTGCTGGAATTGCGAAAAAGAAAAGGAAATGACTTCAGGGTCGTGTCCGCTTATTGCGTTGCCTACTCCGTACCCGGCTTCGTAGCTTGCCGCTGGATTTCCACCAGCATCTATCCATTTCCCAGGAGGGCCAGCCTCGAACTGACTAAACCGTATCCGGTTTCGCCCTATCGCTCCTCCATAATAGGACTTGCGAAATCTGCGGATAGGCCCCGATTTCTAACTTAGATTAAACCAGGCTATCCTAAGTTAGAAGCGCAGAAAAAAAGGGGGGGGGTAAAAAGAAAGAGCCGCTGTAAAAACGGCTCAATCCTTTGTCAAATATCCTTACTCAGGAACACTTCGTTTCCACGCCTCCATACCTTGACCGAGCGCTTTGACCGCTTGATGGCCGCAGCCAGACAAGACCGGCAGACCGTTGGGGATTTGTAGTCGTCCTCGCCAAAATCCACTTTTACGATTTTCGCGTCTCCGTTTACAAATTCCTCAATCAAGTCTTGCAGCTTGTGATAGCCGCCCATCTTTGGTATCGCGTCAACCGGTATCAGCTTCATGATTACAAAACTCCTTTCGCTTATGGATACCTCCATAAAAGGAGCTGCGCTTTCTGCGAAATGGGAACAAAAGAAAGAGAGGCGACTTTCCGTGTAGACATCGAATATAAACTAAGATTTTGCGTTTATGCGTTTAGCCTCTTCACTTTCATACCCTTTCGGTAATCTTTTCCTCTCCATAATAGGAAATGTAAAATCTGCGCAAAAGAGAAAGAGCCCATTTAAGTGGCTCAATCTCTTTTGGATGATTTCCTGCTTTCCGAACCTCTTATTTTATCCCAATCAAAAATCTTCCGACTTTAGCCAATGGGCTCCTCATAAATGGATCACCATACTTTGCAACTCGCTTTGCATATATGAGCTTGTGGCAAAAATATTTCCTCACAAATTCCTGATCGTTCATTCGGTTAAAATCATCAATCACCCTTCTTGTTACAGAACTCATAAAAGGTCGCTTTTCTAACCGCATTACAATCACCTCCATAAAAGGAGCTGCGCTTTCTGCGAAAGCCACCGCAGCATGGTCATCTCGCAGGGATAGTCCTCGAACCCAATCGTCTCACAGGTGATCAGCCCCTCCAGCACGCCGATGATAACCTCCGCCTCATACTGCTTGTAAGGGACCAGCAGCTCCGACAGTTCCCGGTGCACCGCCCCGCAGCGGACGCACCGGAACCGACGCATAGACACTCTGGCCGTCTCCCGCCCCTTCGTCCGTACCAGTCTCGGCACGCTGTCGTAGTATTTCAGCTCCCCGCCGCACTTAGGGCAGGTGGTTTGGTCCCGCATCACCATAAGCCGCCCTCTATTCCAAGTCAAAAAATATTGTGTAGGAATATGCTTGACAATTCATACACTATCATATATGATTAGGACGGGCGGTGCAAGGGGCAAAAAGAAAAGGAGCCGCCAAATCAGCGACTCCAATTCTTCTTTAGATCTGTTTCTTGCGCTTCAGATAGGTAAACCATACTACATACGACCAAACGCTTGCAGTTACGATTCCAAGCCCTGTAAAGAGCAATGCGTTGCGCCGTCCTGTTTTCACCCCCTCATGGTATGCGTCTGCATACAGCGCAAGTAATGCCCCAAGGTGCTCTTTCGCAAGCTCATTGAGTTCATAGGTCGTGTATTTCGGTAATACTTTGTCACGTTTCATCGAAGCGACCTCCTTTCATAAAGGAGGATGAATTTCTTGCGAGAAGATGATTTTTATGAAAGATTGGATTATGGAGGAACCATCATGCTGACCCAATGCCCAGAGTGCGAACTGCCGGTGAGCGACAAGGCAACCGCCTGTCCCCATTGCGGCTACCCGATGAAACCCTCTGAAAAACAGAAAAAACCCCGCAAATCCAACAAGCGCCGGCGGCTGCCCAACGGCTTCGGTCAGATCAGCGAAATCAAAAACCGCAATTTACGAAATCCCTTCCGGGCAATGGTAACGGTGGGGAAGACGCCGGACGGGAAACCAATCTGTAAACCCTTAAAACCGGAGTCCTACTTCGCCACCTATAACGATGCCTATGCCGCACTGGTGGAATATAATAAGAACCCCTACGACCTGGAGCCGTCCATCACCATGCAGGAACTCTATGACAAATGGCTCCCGGAGTATGAGAAGACGGTGAAGAGTACCAAATCCGCCACCTCGGCCTGGGCCTACTGTTCCGGCGTCTATAAGATGCGGGTCATGGACATCCGGGCCCGCCATGTAAAAGGCTGCATGGAGGAGGGGGTGGCCGTCATCCGCGGCAAGGAACAGCATCCCACCGCCACCATGAAGAACCAGATCAAATCCCTGTTCAACCTGATGCTGGATTACGCTTTGGAGTATGAGCTGGTGGACCGGAACTACTCCCGCACCTTCAATCTCACCGAGGAGACGGTCAAGGAGATCCAATCGGTGAAAAAGGAGCATATCGCCTTCGCCGACGAAGAGATGGACCTGCTTTGGGCAAATATCACTAACAAGCGGGGCATCGACATCCTGCTCATCCAGTGTTACTCTGGGTGGCGCCCTCAAGAGCTTGGTTTATTGGAACTGAAAGATGTGGACTTGGAGAACTGGACTTTCCAGGGCGGCATGAAGACGGACGCCAGCGAGAACCGCATCGTCCCTATCCACTCCCGCATTCAAGACCTGGTGCTCCAAAAATATCAGGAGGCGGAGGCACTCGGCAGCCCCTATCTGCTCAACTGGGCCGACACCAATAACCGCAACCGGAAAAACCTCAAGCTGACTTATGCCCGGTATCAGAAAGCCTTCGAGCGCATCCGGGACGAGCTAAAGCTGAATCCCAATCACCGCCCGCACGACGGCCGTACTCACTTTGTCACAATGGCCAAACGCTACGGCGTGGATGAGTACGCCATCAAATATATGGTAGGGCACAAGATCTCCGACATAACGGAAAAAGTCTACACCCGCCGGGAGTTCGCCTGGCTCCGGGAGGAGATTGAGAAAATAAAATAGTGTGAGTATGACTTGTCAAACGAAAGGAGATACCTCATACATGGAGAAACGAACTGGCGTGGAGGAACACTATTAAGCCAGAAAGAAGGTGTTTCCATGGCCAGATTGACCAATGAGCAAATTCGGAATATGCCGATTGACGAAGCCGACGCATATACCGATGCTCATCCCGCTGAAGCATGGAGTTTTGCCAAAGCTCACGGTGCTTCCGCTATTGCACAGACAAAGAAAGCGGCAAAGCATGGCTCCAAGACCAAGGTTCTATTTGCAGAACCGGAAACAATCGAACTTGCCTGATAACACACGACCGCCCTTGACTGTTCGCAGCAGTTGAGGGCGGTTCCTTTCTGACTTAATACTATTCCTCCTGTGAAACAGGAGGTTTTGTGCTTTGCTGATATAAGTCACGCCGCCTTCGGCGGGCGCTCCTGGAGGCGACAGCCGACGTAGGAGCTGGAGTACGACGCGCCGTCGTAGCTCACGCAGAAAGGCCCGCGATACTGGTTCCGGTCATAGTAACCGCCATGGCGCAGGCACGGGCCACTACCGTTGAAATCCCAGCCATCCGGGACACAAGTTGTAGTACTGCCAGAGGATTCGGAGGGGTAAAAATTGTTGTGTACGAATGATTTGAACAGGCACACAAAATGTAGGAATATTGATGTGCGAATAATACATAAATAATATATGAGTTATCTACATTCCTACGCTTTTATCCACTTCTATCTAGCTCTAAAACCGTTGGAATAGTAGCAATTAGAGGTACTTAAAAGTGAAAAAACTTCTAATAAGTTTCTATTTAGAAAACTCAAAATCCAGCAATATCAGGGCTCGAACGGCAAAGGTGTAGGAGTAGTCAAGTAATAACCGACTCTCCTACACCTCTTTTTACACCGTTCTGCCGCTTTAAGCACAGAAGCAAATAATAACTTTACTCGCCGCCATACCCGCGCACGTCCTCGACAAATGACCTGTTTCTCAAGTTATTCTCATACGCTTCCCGGATGATACGGATGGCGATGTCCACTTCTCCATTTTGAAGACCATTATCTTTGATGATCTCCTCATATTCGGCATAGATCCGAAAGACTCGCTTAAACTGTTCTCTGGTTACAGGATTGTCGGGGCAGACACAATATGAGGCAAAGCTTATGATAGAACTACGCTTACTCTCAATGTAAAGGGACATGGTGATCTCATTGTTTTTATCCAGTCCTTCTTTCAGAACTTCAATGGATTTGGCATACACCTCTGCCCGCTCATTAACCCATTTCATCCAAGAATCACGCTTTGCGATGTTGTCCGAACTGTAGTGAGACTCCACACTGCTTAGCATAGTTTTCACATCATGAATGGTTGTGGACATTTCCTGCATGGTCTGGCGCTCTTGCTTTTTACGAGCAAAATACTTTCGGATTTTGACGAATTCAGGAACGACTTTCCCTTTAAATTCCAAAACTTCTCCGATGATCTGCATAACCAGAAATACACCGATGATAGTGAGTCCTAACACGACAGGCACATTCAGATACTCGATATAGCCTATCATTGTGATCAATCACCATCCTTTGCCAAGGCAGTGTTTCCGCACTTCGAGCCATGAACGCTGAGGGTCAAAACTAAATTTTCTTCGACCATTACTCAACCTCCTATGGGAAAACACAGATTTTAATTGTCCATCACTTCTTCGATTGAGCCCAAATCGGTCCACTTCACATTGACCGTCCCCGGCTCCCACACATTGTTGTCCTGCCCGGATTGCCACACATGGCCGTTGTGGGTGCAACAATTTCCCGTCATGTACGGGCTCGTGGACATGGCGACGAAGGGGAGGGGCTTCTTAGGATCGTCCGACCAGTAGAACCCCCACTGGGCGGGCAGTTCCTCCGGCTCCTGGGGGTAGATGTCGCTGTTGTAGTTTTGGATAAGGCGCACAATACGCCCCGCAGAAGACCGGCACAGGAACCCGTCCGTCTTGCCGGCTTTGCGCTCCAGCATGTTCTTCTTGGCGATCGCGGCAGAGAAGTCGGGAATATAATCCTCTTTCTCGTACAGTTCGGTGCCCGTCATGCCCTCGGAGGTCTCCTGCAAATCCTGGGCCCGACGCATGCCGTATTTCCGCATAGTGGTCAGCACAAAATCCTTGTCAGTCAACTCCGTTCACTCCTTCCCGAATCGCATTGGCCAGTTCCACATAGGACGCCAGCTCTTTCTGAGCACGATACAGAGCCTCGTTGCTGAGGTCGATCTCATTGTCCATGCCTTTCTTCAGGAACTCCTCATAGTTGTCCTGGACGTTCTGGACAATCCCGTCCCAGGTTTCCACCTCCACGTGGTACTCGTCGTACTCATATCCGGTGAACTCCTCGGTTTCTGCCGGTTTTACATTTTGAAACAGCCGCACAAGGCTTCGGTTGGTTCCCGGGATCTGCTCCACGGCGAACTTCCCCGGATCGACCATTCCCTGTACCTTCATAGGTGCCACTCCTTTCAGGCCGCCCGATAAGGCGGATATAATCGTTGTAGCCGCCGACATTCCCTTCGGACGACTTTCTTGAGATTGAACATGGTATTCGGCTGATAATACCGCTCCAATATTCGCTGACTGTTGCAATTACGGAGCTGCCCCAGTCTTGAGATCAGTCCGGACGCCCTTTTGAACGAGATGACCCGGTTCCGGTCTCTCCGGTGGTAGTAGGTGTGCAGCGCCCGCTTGAGCCGGAACAGGTTGTGCTTTCGGAGGATCGTGTACCCATGCCCGAAACGATAGCCCAACGCAGACGGGATTCTTGGCCGGCGGTGCCGCTGTTTCTTCTCGTGCAGGGTGTCGTGGGCTTTCGCCACCCTCGGCGTAAAGCCTACTCGGAAGATCTGCCAATTTCCCTTCAACCGCAAGCCCACCTCGGCCAGCCATGCCCGGATGTCATCCAGCAGCCGCCTCAGCTTCCGCTTATTGGAGCCGAAGATGGTGAAGTTGTCCATCTGCCGCAGATAGTGGCTCACACCATATTGCTTTTGGTGGATCATCAGATCCAGCGGCTGGAGCAGCAGATGCAGGAACCATGCGGAGAAGAACGCGCCGATCAGGACTCCGTACTCCATCAGCGCGTCGCACAGCCAGAGCGTTTCCCGGTCCTTGAACAGACGTTTCAGCGCATGGATGACATACGGCGGGTCCACCTCCACAAAGCAGTGGTGAATGTCGCACTCCGCGCAGTATTGGGTGCCCACTGGGTCATTCTTCATCCATTTCTTCAAAACCTTTACGCCATAGGAGTTGCCGCGCCCCGGCACGCTTGCGATGCAATACTTGTCCATGCTCCGCTTGATGTGCGGAATCATGGGCTGCACTACCGCGTGGTGGACATACTGGTCCGGCCACAAAAGCGGCTCATTGATATCCCGCCATTTCCCTTTGCCGCTGTCCGCGTTCCGGTCCCATTTCCGCCGTTGCAGGGGTTTATGCATATGCTCGTCTCCGGTCACCAGGTCTTCGATGAACTTGCGGAGTTTTACCACATATTCATCGATATGCTCCTCGATTTCCATGACCTTCTTATTTAAGCTGTAGTCGCCGTTGCGCCGGTGTCCCCGGTTGACATCCTGAATAGCCAGACGCAGGTTTTCATCGGAAATGATTTGTTGGTAAATTCTAACTCGTTTCATCAGGGATAGTGTTCCTCCTTGTAGCCTCACAACTGTTCCATCGCCGCGGGTGGTTCCGGGGCGGGACCCGGCCCGAAGTGTACTAAGCTGTGTCCTGACGGCTCATCTTCAGCAAGTGCTGCGCGGTCAACGATGCGTAATAGAAAGGGTGAGGAACCCTGACTACCAAAAGGAGGTTTAGCCATACCCGACAGGTCCTTCGACCTGCGTCTGCTTCAAGAAGGCGACAGCCGATGTTGGAGTTGGAGTTCGACGCGTTGTTGTAGTTCACGTAGAAAGGCCCGTGATTCTGGTTCTGGTTATAGTTACCGCCATGGTGCAGGCACGGGTTACTACCGTTGAAATTCCAGTTATCCGGGACATCGTCTGCTGCAAAGTTGACCCCGCGCTTTCCCCTTACCAAAGGAAAAGCGGTTTATTAGAGCAAAATCGCTCCATTTTGAATTTTTATAAGGCGGAGGTTGGGGGAAGGGACTGCGGTCCCCTCACCCCAAACCCCCTCCTCCACAGGGGAATAAGTCACGCCGCCTTCGGCGGGCGCTCCTGGAGGCGACAGCCGATGTAGGAGCCGGAGTACGACGCGTTGCTGTAGCCCACGTAGAAAGGCCCGTGATTCTGGCCCTGGCTATAGCAACCGCCATGGCGCAGGCACGGGTTACCACCGTAGAAATCCCAGTAATCCGGGACACAAGTTGTAGTACTGCCAGAGGATTCGGAGGGGTAAAGCGCCCACTCTAGACCGCTTTGAGTCGGGATGGCGAAATCGCTGGGGTAGCCGCTGGTTGGCTTGCCCACCAGAACCCCGTTGGCATTGTCACTGAACTGATTGGGATTCTTGATGACATTCAGGCCATTGGCATTGTAGTAGCACCCGTCCATCCAGTCGTACACGTTGTCCCACCAGCCCTCGATATTCCGGTACTGGCAGAACCCATAGGAATTCCGGTTGACCGCCGTGGTTCCCGTGTGGTATTTCATGGCGTCCGTCTTTCCGTTGTTTTCCCTGGAGCCGCTGGCCGAACAGCCCAGGCCGATGCGCTCACCGTTCCAGTCCGCGAATTCCACCAGGAACAGCATATTCACATACCAGAACTGGGCAAAGTCCATCTGCCAGATGTTCGTCCCCAGATTGTGGATATTGGTGCGGGCAATGGAACGGGTGATGTTGACCATCTGCGCCTGATTGGTCTCCGATTTCCAGTTGGAGCCGCAGTGGTACCGGCCGATGTAGGAGTGATCCAGCTCGCCCAAGCCATCGCCCCGATCCATATTCACAGGGTCCACATGGAACCCCTCAACAGGGCCGTCCGCGATTTGCAGCTTCAACTTCTTCCCCGTCTTGGTCCACTTGAACCAATACTTGGGCTCTTTCACCATCACACCACCGGTCCGGGTAACCTTGGTCATGTCCCTCCACGGGTACAGGTTGTCAAATGGGGAGGAGCCGGAGCCATTATTCACTGCCGGATTGGGGTCGCCGAACCCGGCCGCCCCGTCTGTGCGCTTGCCCTTGGTGGAGCCGCTGCTGGTCCAATCCCACTCCACGCCGTAGATGGTGACGAACTGAGCCTTGACCTGTATCTGCTTGTCCGCGCCGGCCAGATAGTTGTCCCCCTCTGCCACCTTGACGGTAATTGTGGTGGTGCCTGTGGTGTCCTTTACACTGTTCACCGTCACCTCCCCCGTGATCTGATTGACGCTGCTCACGGTAGCCACACTCTGACTGTTGGAGATGGCGGAGATCACGCCGTCCCCCTTCCGGGTCACCGTGAATTTGGCGCTTCGGGCACTGGTGTTCAGGGTCACAGCTGCGGGGCTTACCGTCACTACCTGGTCGCCCTTGGCGATGGACCAAGTCGCGGTCTTGCCGCCCACTTCGCCGTCCCACCACTGGTGGTTGGAGTCCGGTGTAAAGGTGGCGGTGTATCCCGTCCCGGCGTTGATTTGGGGCTCCACCGAAACGGTCATCTTATTGCTGTCATAATTGCTGTCCCAGGACGGGGTCTTGGGGTTGCCGTCGTACTTCGGCACCTCGCTCTGCTTGGGCACCGCCGCCAGGCTGGCCCGGCCAATGGTCCAGTTTACCGTCTTCTTCCCGGTGGTGCCGTCCGACCACATGCCTTTCAGCAGGGTAAAGGTGGCGGTATGGGTGCCCGCGTTGGTCTGGGGCGTCACCGACACCGAGGAATTCTCCTGGTCAAAGTTGTTCCACTCCGGCGTCTGCGGCGCGCCCGTATAGACGGGAGAGCCCTTCTGTACCGGGATGGGTACGATAACGCTGGTGATGGTCCAGATGACCTCCTTGGCCCCGGTGGAGCCGTCCCACCACTTGTAGTTGGGCGTGGGGGTGAAGGTGGCGGTATAGTCCTTGGCATCTGTGCCGAACCGCTCCCCGCCGATGATCAGCTTGCTGGTGTCGTAGTTGTCCCAGGTGGGCGTCTGGGGCTTTCCGTTGGCCGCCAGCACATTGCTCTGCTTCGGCGGCGAAGCGATGACCGCCCGGTCGATGACCCAGCTTACGGTCGCCTCATTCTGCCCTCCGGGGAATACATAGCCATAGTCCAGAACAAACTTGGCGGAATAGGTGCCTGCATTGACGCCATTGGTTTCTCCGGAAATGGTCATCTTTCCGGTGCCATATCCGGTCCACGCCGGCGTCTTGGTCTCTCCGTCATAGGTCAGAACTCCATTTTGAACCGGGACGGCCACCTCGATGGGGTTCACCGTCACCGTCAGGCTTGCGGTCTTGGTCACGCCCTCGTAGGCGTACTGGATCTGCACTGCCTGCTGCCCCAGTGCGGAGAACGCGTCCGGGGAGTGGGTGTATCCGGAGACTTCCTCCGAGGATTCGTCCGAATAAGTGGCTGTGACCACCATTCCGGCCGGATCAAAGGTCTCCAGATACTGGTATGTCATCTTTGTCGGGTTTGCCGTGATGGCGATGGACACCAGCACCTTCTTCACCGTCACGGGTACGCTGGCCGTCTTGGTGATCCGCCCCTCCGTGTAAGTAATGGTCACCTCCGTGACCCCATCCGTCAGAACCTGAGGCGAAACGGTGTAGCCGGTCACGTCTGAAGTAAGACCATACCCATAGCCCGCCGTGACCACCATGCCGGTCGGGTCAAAGGACTCCCCGGACTTATAGACCGTCTTGTTGGGCTGCTTGGTAATTGCCAGGGTCTCCAGCTTCAGAGTGCCGCCGCCACCGTTGCCGCCGGTCATGTTGAAAACCTTGCCGACGTTAGCGTTACTCATTGCTCTGCTCGACCTCCAGTCGCAAAATAGAAATCGTCAGGTTCTCCGTGGGGGTGACCTCGCACCGGAACGTGACCTGACCGTCCGTTGTAATGTTATCGGCTTTTACGCCGGTCTCGCTTGCCGCCATAAAGCAGTCCGCGTCGGCACACACAATATACCAGTATTTTCCGTCAGCCAGGAGGAACTCGTCCTGCACAGTCTGAGCTCTGCCGCTCCAGTTCTCGGTCGGCAGAGTGACGGTGATACCGGTGTGCTGTGCGCTCTCCAGCAGAGGGATCATCGAGTCCAATAGTTCGTTGATGCGGATCAGGGTGTCCTGTTTCCCTCGCTCTGCCAGTGCCCGTAACTGCTCTATGGTGGTGAGTTGTTTCTCTGCCATATGAGAGCTCCTTTCGGGAAATATAAAAAAAAGGGGACGGGAATCTGCGCCCCCATCCCCCTTAACGGAGCCGTTTAAGGCTCCTCTTCAGTGGCGCCGAAGATCTCATCCAGCATGGACTGCACCTCGGTGTCCTCAGCCACAGCCATGCCGTCCAGCTTTGCCTTGTCCTCCTTGGACATCAGGCCGTCGGCCTCAGAAGTGGCCTTCTCATAGGTGGTGTCCTGACCGGGGATGCCCAGCTTGGTGATATCCTCCTTGGTCACGTCGTCGCCCAGCACCACATGGCCACTGGCGTCGCTGCCCACTTTCTTGAATCCGGCCTCTACGGCGGAGCCGGCGGGGTGGGTGTAGACCACGGTCTCCTGGCCGTTGATCTTGATGTTGCCATTGATCTCGGACTTCTCCACCTTGGTCGCGCCCTGGGCGATGCCGGCCATGGCGGCGGTGATCTTGCCCTCGATGGCGGCCATCACGGTGGCGTAGTCGTCCTCCTCACCGCCGATACCGGCCGCGATCTCATTGAGCTTGGCGATGGCGGCGTTCATAGCGGAAGCGTCGTCCGGGTGTTCCTGAATCCAGGCGGCAATCTCAGTCAGGGTGTTCAGGGACTCCTGGGCGTCCTCGGGAATCAGCTGCTTGGTCAGCTCCTCGTTGGCGATGGTGCGGGCACTCTTGCCGGCGTCGCTGCCGATCAGGGTGTCCACATCCGCCTTGGCGGCCTTGGCGGCCAGAACGGCAGTCAGGGCGGAGTCCAGGTCGGCCTCAGACACCTGAGCCTTGTAGGCCAGGGCAGCCAGACCCTTAATAGCCACATCCTTGCCGTTGACGGAGAGTGTGCCGTTGGCGGTGCCGGTTGCGATCAGAATGTCCACCATCTTTTCCGCGATGGACAGGGCGGTGCCGTTGACCTTGACGCCCTCCAGGACGTTGGCCTGGCCGCCCGCGCTCTCCAGCGTGTCCACTCGGTCGGACAGGGCTGTCATCTTGGAGTCGACCTTACCGATCTCGCCCTTGGTGCGCTGGGCCAGCATCTTCAGCTGGTCAAGAGTAGTGTGCTTAGACATAGATATGTCCTCCTTAAATATATTTGTTTACGGCTCGTCGCCGAAAACATCGTCAAGAACGTCCTCCACCTCTTCGTCGGTGGCCGTATTCCCCGGGTGCTCCGGGTCGTCCGGGGGCGTCCAGTCGGATGCGAACGCGTCGTCCAGGGCTGCGTCCACTTCCTCGTCCGTAGCCGTGTTCTCTCGGATGACTTCCAGAATCTGAGCCCGTATGTCTCCTCCGGAATGAGAGGGCGGAACCAGCTGGGCTGCATCGACAGCATACATGATGCGGCTGGTCAGGCACCATACGGTATCTTTTTGCTCCGCGCCCTTGACGCCGGACACGCCGATGTGAAGACTGACCCCCGCCTGCTTCAAACACTCGGCGGGGATGATACAACGGTCGTCCGTCAGCTTCACGGACAGCTCCACGCTGCCGGCCTTGAAAATGGCCGTTTTTGTGTAGCCATCCCAGCTTTTATCAAAGAGGAACTCCACGATGTAGAGGGTTTCGGCGTTCTGCACCAGGCTCTCATCCTTGAGCATATGGGCATAGGTTTCTTTGACTGCGATTTCCACGGGCCGCACCTCCTTACTGAATAGCCCCGTTGCCGGACAGCTCGAACCGGATGAGATGAACCGTCAGATCCATCGCCGGGTCGGTGTCGCAGGTAAACATGAGAAAGCCGGAGGCGGTGATGTCCTTTGGCTGCACGTTGCAGTCGATGAACTCCTCCTTGCAGGCCTCCTCCGCAGTGAGAAAATATTTGTGCGTGCCAAGCGCCAAAAGCCGGCTGTCGGCAACGGTGACGCTCCCGTCCTTCCACCCGTTCTTGGGGATGACCAGGTCAAAGGAGATGCCCAGCACGTCCCCCGCGCCCGTTCCGTTCCGGCCGTTGTAGACCGAGATGTTGTACGAGGACCCGTCTGTCAGATGCACGGTGTAAACGTCTGTGCTGCCGGGGGAGTGGTCGCCCTCGGTCAGCTGGATGTCCTCGATGCCCACGCCAATGGGGCCCTGCAGCTCGCAGCTGATTTTTGTGTCGTAGTATGCGCCCGTCTCCGCGTCCCAGATCCACCAGGTTCCATTTTGAGGCTTGGGCGGTTTCCCACTGTACTGTTCTGCCCTGGAAGCGCTCTCCGCGGCGTTTCCGGCGCTCTCTTCCGCGGCAGTCTTGGCCTGTTCCGCAGCCAGTTTGGCATTCTCGGCGTCCTCTTTGGCCTGCGCGGCGGAGAGGGCGTCGTCTTTGGCGCTCTCTTTGGCGGCCAGAGCCTCGCCACTTGCGGCCTCGGCGTCCTCCTTAGCCCCCAGCGCGGCGGTTTCCGACTCCTTGGCGTTGGTCTCGCTGAGCTTGGCTGCCGCCTTTGCCTCCTCGGCGGCCTCTTTGGCGGCTTGAGCAGCCTTCGCATTTGCCGCTGTCTGGCCGCCCAGAGTTTCTACCTCGTTCTTGACATTCTTGATCCGCTCCTCGGCGGCTTTTGCCTCGGCCGCGCTGAACGCGGCGGCATTCCTGAATTCTTCCGCCTCCCGGGCCTTCTGGATCGCCGCCTCCGCCGAATCAGCCGCATTGGTCTCCGACTCCTTAGCACGGCTTGCCGCATCGATGGCGTTGTCAGAATACTGTCCCGCCTGGGTCTCAGAGGCCTTGGCCCGTTCCTCGGATGTTTGGGCGTCTTTGGCGGAATCCAGGGCTTCCTCCGCCTTTTGAGTGGCGGTGGCCGCCTCAGTCTTGGCCTTCTCGGCGGAGGCGGTGGCAGAGTCCTTGGCCGTGGCCGCAAACTCCATCGCGCTGGAGGACTCCTTGTTCATAGCGGCCAGGGCGTCGTGGATGGACCCGCGCACCTCCTCGCCATATATAGCCTCCAGTATTTTCTTTAGATAACTGCTGATGTCGGCCAAATCAACTCACCCCTTCCTAATCCACCAGCATCCAGTCAATCGCCAGAATCTCTTCCCCCGACAAATTTCCAACGGCGTCGTCATACTTCGCCATCATCAGCTCCACCTCATGCTCCATTTCATTGAACGGGGCCAGCTCGTCGCAGAACTGCTGAAAGTTGGGGGAATCCATCTTGAGCATATAGGTCGGCGCGCCCCTCTCATCCTTTCCCGCCTCGCCATACTTCTCAATGAGGCTTAGCCGAATCGTGTCAAATTCCACGATGGAATTGGAGAGAAAGCGGTAATTCCGAGCGGCCACATATCCGATCTTGTCCCGCCGGGCAAGCAGGGGCTTGAGCGACTTCAGATATACGAGCACTTCGGAATTTTTCAATTTTTTCTTCATAACGGCATTATTCTCCTGTTCCAAAATCCAGACCTCGGACGGTCGCACCGCTGAAATCCACATGTCCCTCAAAGTAAACGACACCGCCGCTGCCTCGGCTGCCGATCGTGATATAGCCTCCGCAGGGGCTGTAAATGTTAATGTAGGGGGCATCCCCCTCGTAATACTCGATGGCCAGCATGTGGAACCGGCTGTTTCCATAGGGACCGTAGAGGTTGAAGCTCCCAAAGTCGCTCCCGGCGATAATGTTGAACTCCTCGCCGTAGAACTCTCCGCCTTCGATGACCGGGGAACGGATCGTGGTCTGGTCGATGTAGGTGCTCTTAATGTAGCCGGGCATCTCGATGGAGTCTGCCAGCTTGTACGCCCGGTCGGCCCGGGAGTACGCGTCGTCGGCGTAGTCATAGGCCTCGTCCGCCAGATTGTAGGCGTCGTTGGCCATGGAATAGGCCGGATTGGAATTGATGTTCTGGTTGCTTACCTGGGCCCAGTTGATGCTACTCCCGGCGCCCATGGTCACGCTGCCGTTGATGGTGACAAGGCCGTTGGGGTTCACGGCGAACGTCACCACCCCCGTGCTCTTGTTGGTCACCCTCAGGCCGTAGAGGTCCAGATAGTCCGCCTTGAACTTGTCGCCCGTCAGCATGCTGTTCCCATAGGGGTCCAGAAAATCCTCCGCCTGCACCACGCCCCCGAAGGAGCCCTTGGCGGCCAGCAACGTTCCGGCAAAGGTGCCCCGCCGTGCGGTCAGATTTCCCTGCTCATCCACGATAAAATTCCCGCCGATGTTGATGGAGCCTTTCTTCATGGTCAGCGTGCCCGTTTTCATATCCAGGGAAAAGTTCCCGCCGACGTCCTTGAGCACGCCTGCCCGGATCACATCGGCATTGAGCACGCCCGTATTGATGTAGTCGGCCACGATGGACCCGTCCATGGTCATGGCCAGCCCAAAAGTCTTGCCTCCATCATTGGAGTACCCAAGGCCGTTCATGTTCCACTTCCACAGCTTGTCCGCCTTGGTGTAGTCCCGCACGTTGGAGATGTAGAGCGTGTCCGAGCCGTACTCATCCCGGGTGATGGTGATATAGCCCGTAGTAGCCATATTCATGATGTGCGTAGCGTTTTCCTGGGCCTCCTTTAGGATGGAGTGGGCCTTGGGCAAGTTTTCGATCTTCTCCAGCACTGCGGCATTGGTCTGATTGTTCACGCTGGTCAGGCTGAGCTGTACCGAATCCCCCATTTTGAACCGGGTGTTCTCCGGGCGATCCAATGGAATCTCCAGTTTGGTCACCGGGAACATCCGGTCCAGGCCGTGGGGGCGGGAGATGACCCGGATCTCGTCTAACAGCTTGACCGCCTCTGTGTTTACGTCCAGATAGTGCAGATCCAGCGCGCTCAGCTCCAGCTCCAGGTTGTCGAACTGGAGGTCTGCCAGATACTCCTTGGCCTTTTCCAGAAGCGCCTCCGGGTCGCTCACATCGTCCCAGCTGACTGTCTTGGCGATCCAGCCGTAGTGCTTCACCGCCTCGTCCGACTGGACATAGAGGCTGCCGCCGTTCACACTCTCTACCGTCAGGTAGGCGTCCAGCGCCTCGATGGGGCTGTCGTCCAGCCGGCTGCCCAGCGGAATAATCACGGTGGCATACTCCGTGGAATCCCAGTTGCGGGTGAAGTCGATGAGATTGGACCCGAACTGGATGACCTGACTGCAAGTGTCAGGGTACTCCTTCAGGTAATCCAGATACCGCACCCCATCCGCCTTCCGGACCCGGAGATGGCCTCCGTAGGTTTCCACCAGAGCGTTGAGCAGCTCCATCGTCTTCGCGTAATTGGTGTAGTAGGTGGGGAAGTTCTCGTCCACCACCGTCACCGCGCCGATGGCAAATTGCCGGTTGGCGCCGACTTTGGAGTTGTGAACGGCAATCAGCTGCTCCAGATACTCCCGAATCGATTTTCCGGCATACTCCGCCGGAGGCTGAACGGAGTCGTTGAAAAACGCCAGTTCCCCCTCACAGTAGAGCACCCGGTTGTTCCAGAAGTCCTTGCTCTCCGAAAGCGCCCGCCCCGCCCAAATCTCCTCTCCGTTTTTCTTCACGGAAATATCCGTGACCATGCGGACAATGCTGTCGTAGGCCTTGTTGGTGTGGGGAAGGGCCATCTCCAGCGACCCGGCCGCGCTGTCCTCCAGCGTCAGCTTGGGGTTGACCACCTTCATGTCATCCAACGAGAACACATCATTGTAGATGCACACGCCGTCCGCGTAAATGCTATACATCCCTCACAGCCTCCCCACTCTGAAATCCACCGAGACCGTGCCCGTGCCGGTGTCGCACCACAGCTCCAACGTGGCTCCCTGGCCGCCGAAGAACACAAACTCCGGGAACTGGATGGTGCCGTCGGTGAGCAGCTTCGTCTCATCCAGCCCCAGCGTTGGGTTGACAAACCGGATGTGTACGCCCCTCTGGTCTGAGCTGGTCACAAAGAACTGCGGACACACCGGAGCCCGCCCAAAGAGCGTGGCCTCCAGCCGGATGGTCCTCTTTTCAGCAGTCACGGCGATGTCCTTGAACAGAGCCGGCCGGATCACGCCATTTTGAAAGTTGAAGGGGTCCCACAGCCAGTCGTCCGTAGAGGACAGAACCGACCACTTGTAGGGCCCCACATCATAGTCGATGGTGATGCGCGACCAGTCCTTTTCCGACTTCCAGACGTTGACCACAAACCGCCCCTCGTAAAAATACTCCGGGTCATCCTCCAAAATCGCCCGCAGCTTCTGGCCGTGCAGATAGTCCATGATATCGGAATAGGCCATGTGCCAGGGCTTAAAGTCGTTCATCACGATAAACTCAATGGAGCCCGTCCGGTTCTGATACACCGGATACCCGGTGAGAGACTGGGATAAATCGATCACCCCGTCCCCACCGGGTATTTCCAGCGTCTTTACCTTCTGGGCCGGAGGATTGAACACGGGGCGGGAGGCGGGAACCAGCCGCCAGTCGTCCCAGGTGTTTTTATCCCCAAAGGTAACCGAATGGTACAAGCTTAGTTCCCCCTTCCTCTGCGCGTGACCCTCTGCCCAAGGGCGTTGTCCATGGGTCCTGCCATCTCGCCCACCAGCGTGCCGGTGTCCAGAACCACACGCATCCGTTCCATTCGCTCCGTCATCTCCGCCATTTCGCTGCGAAGGGCACGGAGCTCCTCCACAATGTCGCCGTTATCCACGTTGACCACCGTTCCGCCGCTTCGGCCGGACTCAGCAAAGGCCAGGCTGGCCTGCCCGGCAAGGCCGATGGTCCGCTGGGGATAGAACAGGCTGTTCAGCTCGTCCGCCCCGCGCATTACATCGGAGAGGTCAAGCACCGGCCGGATCGTGGGCTGAGCATCCATATCCCCGCTGAGCAGCTCGGCCGCGATGGACATGGCGTTGGAAAGGCCGTCTGCGGCGTACTCCGCCACATTCGCCCCCGCGGCGTAGGACTTCTTCGCGTAGTCTGCCAGTCCCGTCACAAAGCCAAGCCCCGTAAAGTTGCCCAGCTCCCGGAAGACCCGAGAAGGAGAATTGATCTTCAGCGTGCTCTTGACCGCCTCTACGCCGGCCAGCGCCATGCTGGTCAGTTCGTCGAGGAAGGCGGATTTCGACAGGGAGACGCCCTCCGCAAGACCGGCGGGGATCTGCTGTCCCGTCTCAGTCCATCCGGCTTCCTTCAGGATCTTCGTGGCCGCCTCGGTCATTTCCCGCATCTCGGCCTCGGTGTCCTTCTTGATCAAGCCCACGTTTTCCGCGAACTCCTGCCGGAGCGACGCCAGTTGATTGGCTGTGTCCTCTTCCAACTGGGACAATTCCTCCTGCCAGGTAATGCGGTACTCCTCCAGCTCCGCTTCCGCGTCGGCCCGCAGCTGAGCGATCTGCTCCTGGGTTTCCACGCGGAGGCCTTCCAGCTCTGAGGTGGCCTGTTCCCGGGCCTGAGCGTGCTTAACGGACCAGAGGGAGACGTACTTCTCCAGCTCGTCGTCGCTCATGGAATTCAGCGCCCGGATCTCTTCGATGGCGGACGGCCCCATCTCCTGGAGTTCGGAAATCAGGTCCGCATCAACCCCCCTGGCGGAGAGCTGGCCCAGAATATCCTGCCATTCGCCGAACTCCTGCACCTGCCCCTCCAGGTTCTTCATCAGCGTATCGCTGCTGACGGTCTCCTTCTTTGTAACTTCATCGAAAAGGCCGTAGGACTGGTAGAGACTGTTGGTACGGGATTCCACCGCGTTCTGATACTGGTCATTCAGCGACTGAATATCCCGTTCCAGCTGCTCATTGACAGAGCGAACCTTGTTGGCATACTCCTGCTCCAGCTGGATGCGCTTCTGGTTGGCGGACTCCTGAACGCTCTGGACGTCGGCGATATACTGCTTCTGGGCCTCATAGATCTTCTGCTCCAGCTGATAGACCTTCAGGTCCATCTCCTCGCGCTCTTTGCTGCCCGCCGCATACCGGCTCTGAACACGCTTATAGGCGGCCAGCTCGTCCGCCAGGCTCATTCGGCCGTAGTTCTTCTCCTTCTCGATCCAGTCCATAGAATTCTGATAGGACTCGTCCACAAGCTGGTTGCGAAGGGTGTAGACCTCCCGGTCGATCTTCTTGCGTTCCTCGCTGCCCTCCATATACCGGGACTGCATCCGCTCATAGGCGGCCAGTTCCTCCTCGGTGCTCAGCCGGTTGTAGTATTTCTCCTCCTCGATCCAGTCGAGGGAAGCCTGATAGGTGGACGCCACCAGTTCATTTTGAAGCTGATAGACCTCCCGGTCGATTTGCTTCCGCTCCTCGGAACCGGCTTTGTACTGCTTCTGAAGGTTTTCCCATCCGGCCAGCTGGTCTTTCAAACTCAGCTCGTCGTAATAGGTCTTCTCATCCACCCAGTCCTTCCAGGCGTCGATGCCTTTGTTGCTGACGGCGATAACCTCGCCGATCATGTCGGAAGTGGCCTGGGCGGCCGGGACGATGCTGTTGTCGACGCCGATGGCCAGGCCCTCACCGATGTTCTCGCCCAGATAAATGAACTCCCGGGAGGGAGAATGGCTGTCCAGGGCCTTTTTCGCCGCGTTCAGCGCGGCAAGGCCCAGACTGCGGCCCGCGGAACTGGAGGCGCTGAACTTAGAGCGGATGCCTTTGACAAAGCCCTGTCCGGCATTTTCACCGGCAGTCTCAAACTCGGGCTTCATGCTGTTGATTTGGGATACGGCCGCAGACGCCACCGTCCCCGCTGCCGTTTTTACGGCGCCGGAAGACGATAGGATCGAAACGGCGAGATTCCGCATCATGCCCTCAACTGCGGACTCGATCACAACGACCTTTTTGTCTACAATATCCGCCATTGACTCCACAAGCGTCTCCATGACGGAGCTTGCCACCGGGATATTCGACGTGATGGAACCACGGACGGAGGTCAGCATACTGACCACGGCGCTGTTTACGGTGCCGCCGCAGTTGTAGAAGGCGTCGGTGAATCCGGAAATCCCGGCGTCGCCCATCTTCTTCATACTGTCGGCGAATTTGGTCAGGCCGCTGGTATTGACGCCGTTTACCCCTTCCGCCAGCTCGATCAGATCCCAGACCTGGGTGATAACGTCGGACAACTTGCCGAGGTCAATACCGGAAATCTCATTGTAGTAATCCTTCATGGAGGCGCCGAATTTGGAAATATCCGCGCCAAAGGACGCCAGCGTCTGATCCCCGCCGAACCACTGGTCGAACAGACTGCTGTCCGGAAGGCCGGTCGCCAGATTGGAAAGCGCGCTCGCAGCGTTGGCCGAGGCCGTTACCGCTTCCGGCTTCACATCCTTGATGGCCTCCGCATAGGCGGCCAGATCTGCGCCGAAGGCCGTGAGGTCGTCTCCAAAGGCAGTCAGATCGGTTCCTCCCGTAAAGAAGGAGAGCAGCCCGCCCGTATTGGGTAAGGTATTCGCCAGTTCCACCAGCGCCTGACCGGCGGAGGCGGAACTTTCCACGGCAGTGGGATTGATGTCGGCCACAGCGTCGCTGTAAGACTTCATGGCCGCGCCGAAGGGGATGATCCCGGCGGCAAAGACGGCCAGATCATGGCTTCCATTGAAAAACTCCATGACTCCGCCCGCCAGGGGAAGGGATTCTTGCAGCCTTGCCAGGGACTGGGCCGCCACTGCCGAGGCGGTGATAGCCCCGGTGTTGATGTCCGCCACGGCGTCTCCGTAGGACTTCATAGCCGCGCCGAAGGGGACAATACCCGTGGCAAAGGTGCCAAGGTCGTTGCCGCCATCAAAGAAGGTCATCACACCGCCCACATTGGGCAGATTGGTCTGAAGCTGGGCCAGGGACTGGGCGGCAACCGCAGAAGCCGTGATCGCCTCGGCGTTGATACCGGCCACGGCTTCCCCATAGGATTTCATGGCCGCTCCAAAGGGCACAATGCCCTCCGAGAATTTACCGAGATCGTTTCCTCCCGTGAAGAACTCCATGACCCCGCCAACCTGCGGCAAAGCAGCCTGAAGTTTTGCCAACGACTGGGCGGCGACTCCAGATGCCTCCACGGCATCGGCGTTGATACCGGCCACGGCTTCCCCATAGGACTTCATGGCCGCGCCAAAGGAGATGACGCCCTCGGAGAATGTTTCAAGGTCGTTCCCGCCGGTGAAAAACTCCATGATGCCGCCCACGTTGGGCAGAGATGCTTGCAGCTCCGCCAGGGCCTGAGCCGCCACAGCCGAGGCGGAGACCGCGCCGGCGTCAATGCCGGAAACAGCGCCGCCATAGGCTTTCATGGCCAAGCCAAAGGAAAGAACTCCATCCGCAAAAGCCCCAAGATCGTTTCCGCCGGTGAAGAATTCCAGCACCCCGCCCACATGGGGAAGAGACGCCTGAAGCGCGGAGAGGGCCTGGGCCGCGGTAATGGAGGCGGAAACAGCGCCCGCATCCAACCCGGTCACGGAATCGGCATAGGCTTTCATCCCTTCTCCGAAGGGGAGCAGACCGTTTGCGAAGGTCTCCAAGTCGTTGCCTCCGGTGAAGAAGTCTACCACTCCGCCGATATTGGGAAGGGAGGCTTGCAGCTCTGCCAGCGCCTTTGCCGCAGTGGCGGAAGCGGTCACCGCTTCGCCATCCATGCCGGTCACGCTGTCGGAATAAGCCTTCATCGCCTCTCCAAAGGGAACCAACTGATCGCCAAAGGTCTCCAAATCGTTGTCGCCCGTGAAGAATGCGACCAGACCTCCGGTATTCGGAATGGTATTTGCCAGCTCCACCAGAGTTTTTCCGGCAATGGCCGAATTCGCAACCGCGTCGCTATCCAAACCGCTGACCGATTTTGAATAATTCTTCATGGAGACGCCAAAGGAGGCAAGCTGCGCTCCGAAGGTCGCCATATCGTTGTCGCCGGCAAAGAATGCGACAGCGCCCCCCGTGTTCGGGAGCGTGGCCGCCAGTTCCGCCATGGCCTGCCCGGCGATGGCTGAGTTCTTAACCGCGTCCACATCCAGTCCGGTCACCGCGTCAGAGTAGGCTTTGATGGCCTCCCCAAAGGGGGCCAGCTGGTCGCCGAACGCGCTCATATCGTTGTCACCGGCAAAGAAAGCCACGGCTCCGCCTGTATTGGGCAGGGTAGCCGCCATTTCCGCCATGGCCTTCCCCGCGATGGCGGCATTGTTTACCGCGTCGGCGTCCAGCCCTTTGATGCTTGCGGCAAACCGCATCATGGACCCGCCGAAACCAACCAGCTGGTTTCCAAACTCGTCCATGTCATTTTCGCCGGTGAAGAACCCCGCGATGCCGCCGCAGTTCGGCAGGGTCGCCGCCATTTCGGCCAGTGTCTTTCCGGCAATCGCGGCCGTGCTGACCAAATTGCCGTCAAGGCCGGCAATGCTGTTGGAAAATTTCATCATCGCCTCACCGAAGGGGACAAGCTCCCCGGCAAAGGCGGACAGGGAAGAACCGCCCGTCAGCCAGGAGGTCAACCCTTCCAGCAGATCAGCGGCAGTAATCAGCAAAATCGCCTCGGTAAGCGCCTTTACACCATCCAGCATGGCGGCGTCAATGCCACGGGCTCCATCGATAAACGGCTGTACGTTGGTCATGAACGCCGCGAGATCGGCGCCGATCTGCGGGAACGAGGCGGATATGCCGCCCATAAACCCGCCGACAATACCGCCGATAAATCCGCCAATGGCGTTTCCGATGGTTTGCAGCAGCTTGCCGCCTTCCCCAATCAGCCAGTCGAGGCCGGGAATCTGCGCCAGGCCTCCAATGGCCGCCAGAACAACGGCAAGCTCCGCCATAACAACGCCCAGGCCAAGCACGCCCACCATTGCGGAGGGGATCAGCCCGGCCAATGCGCCGAGGGCCACCATAATGCCGCTGAGAAGCCCGATCCCAGCGGCGCCTTTCAGAAGGGCGTCAGTGTCGATGCTCCCCAGGGCGGATACGATTCCGGAGAAGAAGGACATCAGCAAATTGACCACCGACTGGATCAGTGTCGGCAGATTGCGCGCCAAGCCGTCGATGACTTCGATCAGGAACTGCATGATAGAATCCACGATCTGCGGCGTATAGGCCGCCAGCGCCGCAAGGACTCCGGCAATCAGCTCCAGAGCCCCGTTGGCAATCGCGGGCACACACTCCACCAGGACGTCCACCAGGGTGAGCACCAGCGCTTTGACCGCGTTTCCAATCGCCGGGGCGCCATTGGTGATGACTCCGGCAAAGGCGATGACCGCCTCGCCCAGCTGTTGGGCAATCGCAGGGATTAGCGCGGCAATACCCGTGATAATGGACGTCAACCCGGCCACAATGATGGTCACGCCTGCCCCCAGGGAGGTAGCCAGGCCCGTGATGCCGACCGCGATGGCGGTGAGCCCAGTCCCAACCAGAAGAAGCCCCGCCCCAAGGCCGGCAATGCCGACGCCAATCAAAGCAAACGCGCCGCCCAGCCCGAGAATGGTGGGGAGCAGCGGCGTGAGAAGCGCGCCGGCCGTCCCAATCACCGTAAAGGCTCCGGCAACGGTAATCAGCCCCTTGGCGATGGCCTCCCAGCTCATGCTTCCCAGGGTAAAGAGCACCGGGGTCAAAACCGCCAAAGCGCTTGCGGCTACCAGCATAGCGGCGGAACCGGCCAGTGTTCCGTTCATAAAATTCAAACCGACCGCCAGCTCGGCCAGAGCGCCGCCCATGGCAACCAGGCTTTTCGCAATGGCCTCCCAGCTCATGCCCCCCATTTTTCCGAGGGCCTCCGCCAAGACATTCAGCGCCGCTCCAACTGTGACAAGCCCCGCGCCCGTGGTAATCAAGTTCTTCGGCATGGCTTTCATGGCGATCGCCACTTCCGCCAAGGCCCCGCCCATGGCCAGCAAGCCCTTCCCGATCTCCGCCAAAAACATGCCGCCGAAGTCCGCCATCGCAGAAGCAAATATCTTCATGGCCGCGCCGATCTCAATCATGGCAAGACCAGTGGAGATAAGCCCCTGTGCATTTCCAGTCAGTTTTGTGAATGCGGTAATCTCCAAAAGGACAGCTCCAACAGAGCTCAGCCCCTTCACCAGCTCGCCCGCATTCATCTGCCCAAAATCCTTGCAGGCGGAGGCAAAGACCTTCATAGCGCTGGCCAGAACCAGAATCCCGGCCGCAGTAGCCATGGCGCCCTTGTTGACCTTAACCGTGTTCGTGAATAGAGAAACCTCCGCCATCAGAACGCCGACTCCGGTCAAGCCCTTTGCCACCCCGGCAAAGTCCAGCTGGGCCAGGTCGATACAGGCGGAGGCAAGCATTTTGATTGCGCCGGCAAACACCACCATCTGGGCGGACCCCTTGATGACGGAGCTGGAACCGCTCCCCAAAACTTTGGCCGCAGCCACCAGCGCGGTCATCAGCCCGGCGATCCCGGCAAGGGCCACGACCATCTGCTCCGGCTCGATATCGGAGATTTTCTTCAGGGCGGAGGCCAGCAGAAGAACTGAGGTGGAAACGCCAATCATAGCCGCAGTGCCTTTAACGACACCCTTGACTTCTCCACTAATACGACTAAAGATGGCCATGGAAGCCATCAATTCCGCAAACAGTACGGTAATGGCGCCCAGAGAAGCGGTCAGCTTGCCGCTGTCAATCAGAGAAATGGTTACGATCGCGGCCGCCAGCACGGCAATAGCGGAGGCGATTTTCAGAAGGGTTCCAGCCTTCAGCTGGGTCTGATAGGCTTCAAAGCAGCCCCGCACCCCGTCCAAAATACCCTTTACATTGTCAAGAAGGCCGCCGACATCGTCGAAAGACTTTGTCAGGCTGTTCATGAACTTGGTGATGCCTACCGCGATTCCGCCCAGAGAAATGCCGTTGAGTAAATCAATCACTCCGCTGAAATCAGCGTTGCCAATGGCGTCTATCAGCGTGGCGGACAAGCCGCCGAGCACGCCGATGATTCCGCTGGCAATGGTTTTCACGCCGTTGAACAGGCTCTGAAGCATTTGCAGGAATTTGCTGTTTCCAACGGCGGAATCCATGGTATTTACCGCATCGTCCACCCCAAATCCCAGGCCGCCGACTGCGTCGATCACCTGGCCGATTCGGGTCTGGATGCGGCCGAGAAGCGCCTGGAACGCCTCGAAGCCGGGGATGGCAAAGACGTCGCCGAGAAACCCGATAAAGGTTTGGATTCCTGATACAACGAAACCCAGAGCATCCGCGATACCCTGGGCCACTTTACTGAAGACTTTACCTTTCTTTGCCGCGTCGTTGATGCCGGTCAGAAAATCGCCAATCGCGGCGGTCACCGTAAGAAGACCATCTGCTAGGGACCCTATGCCTCCAGCCATAGGCATGACCGCGTTGACCACCGCCATAATTGCCTGACGGCCCAAATCCAGCATGGAAAAGAGCCCTTTGAAGGTCCGCTGCAATTTATCCGCTGTTTCATCCGAAATCGTCAACCGCTCGGAAAAGCTCCGCAGCGTCTCCGTCAGCGCGTAGAGCTGGTCGGAAGTGGCGGGCGGAAAAATATCGCGGAACGCATCCTTGATCGGGGCGATAACGCTTACCAATCCCTTGGCCGCGTTCCAGACCGACTGGATCAGGTTCTCCCGGCCGGAGGGGCGCAGAATCTTCTCCGTAAACTCATCCATGGAGACGGAGCCATCCCGAAGACTGTCGGCCAGCGTTTCGATCTGCTCCACCATCTCCGAGGTGTATCCGGCGGCCTTGCGCTCCTCCTGGGACATGCCGGACATCTTTCCCTGGAGATGATAGACCGCCTCGGACAAGGTTTCAGAGGAGATTACTCCATCCTTCAACCCCTGCTTCAGCGCGTCAGTAAAGCTGTCCGAATCCGCTACCAGCTGGTCAAAGGCGTCGCCGCTCTCTCTGGCGACTGCTTGGATCGACTCTATAAAACCCGCTTCATCGGCAATTCCCTGATCCAGCAGCTGTTTCCAGCCGGAACTCAAGCCGCCGCTGAGCAGTTCGTTTCTCGCCTGGGCGGACTCGCCGATGATGCCGCCGATGGTGTTGAATACTTCCGTCAACAGCGCTTTTGCCTCGTCAAAGTCGCCAACCAGAATCTCCCACGTCTCGGTCCATCCCGACTGGGCGCTCTCCTTCAAGGTGTCCCATAGCTGGGTAAAGGTTTTCACCTTCGTAGCGGCGTCCTCTGCCGTCTGTGCCATCTGGGCAATTTCCTTTGCCTGGGCCTCCGTAAAGCCCTGCTGCACCAGATCCGCCTCGGTATATGCGCCGGCAAACTGCTTCAGGGTCTCCGTGAGGACTTCCGTGGTGAGCCACTCGCCCCTGGTAAGGGATTCCCGGAAGGAACCATACATATTGATGGCATTCTGGGCTCCGGTGCCCAGCAGCTCGGATGTGCGGACCAGGGCGTCCTGGAACACCTTGCCGCCCATGCCCGCGTTGACCACCGAGTTCCAGTCCATCAGGGACACTCTGCCTGCGGCCAGCGCCTGGGAGAGCTGATACATGGCTGTGGACGCCTGCTGGGAGGTGGAGCCGGAAATGGCGGCCAGGTTCGCGATACCCTTGATGGAGTCAACGGATGTCTGAAGTTTTACACCAGCCGCGGTAAACGTGCCGATGTTCCGGGTCATTTCCGTGAAGTTGTAGATCGTCTTGTCCGCGTAGGTGTTCAGCTCATCCAGCGCCCGGTTCACCTGCTGAAGATTGGTCCCTTCGTGCTGGGTGTTCGCCAGGATGGTCTGCACCGCTCCGATCTGGGTCTCATACTCCTGAAAACCGGTTTTGATGGGGTCGATTGTAAGGGCGGACACAAGCCGTTTTTCCGTGTTCAGGGCTGAATTTGTAATGTTGGAAAGGGTCGTCATGGCAACGACTTCAAGCGCCGAGAATTTCGCCCGAACCGTCTCGACGGAGCTGCTAAGGGCGGACATATTGCACTTCTTAGCAGCGTCGCCCAGGTTTTCAAGTCCCTTGGCAGCACCGTCCAGATCCAAACCCTGCTTGAGTTTGTCGAGTGTCGACAGACTGGTCTGCACATTCCGCTCAAACTGTCTGTTGTCAAATCGCATCTCGACGATTCTCTCGTCGATGGTCCTGCTCATGACCGTGTGACCTCCTTCCATGCGTAATCTGCGATCTGGTCAAAAATAGGCTGGATAGCAGGGTTGATGTAATCTCTTCCCTGTACCCAGCCTCCGGTCCCAGTGCCATGTCCGTATTGCAGGATAATGGCAATGGGAACTCCATTTTGAACATTTGAATTGTGAAACGAGATGGTGACGGTGTTGTCCCTGTTGGTAATTTTGTAATACCAGGACGCGGCCGTCTCTCCGGAGTCAACAGGCGTTGCAGACGCAAGGGCGGCCACGCCTTCCCGGCCAAACTTGTCCAGATCGCCGAGATGAACCGTCTCCTTTGCTCTTTCCAGAAATCGGGTCAGCTTGGAAAAATCGCCCTTGTGTCTGAAACGAATCACTGCCGTCTCCTCCCATCATTCCGTTTTCTTCGGCCAGTTCTTGAATGCCTCAATCAATTTGTCGTAGCCCACCATGGCCGCGTAGGCGGACAGAAGCCCGACCACGACAGCCGCAAATACCAGATACCAGGTAATTGCAATCCCTTTGATTTGTGCATAGGCGGCGCCGGCGGCCAGTGTCAGCGCCTCCGACACCATAAGCGCAAGGAAATTTGTGGGAATCTTGTCCCAGGTCACAGTCTTAACCACCTGGACAATGATGTTGGTCAGGATCGTAACCCCGCCAATAATCATCAGCAGCGTCGAAATGATTTCCGCGTTCATACGCTTCCTCCTTAAATTGCCGGGCTCTCCACAGAGCCAACCGGTGTCTGCGAAACATTTACATTGAAATTGGACGCCTTCGCCGTTTCAAAAGTGATTCCGCCCTCCCGGTGGTCGGACTTGCACAGGTTCAGATAGAAACTGCACACCACGCCATGGGCCGTCCAGGGCAGACCGACCATAGCGCCGATCCAGGGCAACGCTCCCATATACCCCTTATAGACACAGTAGAAGGCCAATAAAAAACCGCCGATGGTCACGATCCACAACAGCGGACGGATATCGGCGATCATCCATTTTGAAAACTGCGAAAGGTCAGGTTTTCTTCCAGATTTGCCTCTGGTCCGGCTTCGCCTGCTTTTCATCACGCAAGCCCCGCCATCTGCGCAAAGCGGTAGAAGAGCTGGGCCGCCTGCTCTCTTGTCAGACCGGACGGCCACATCATGTTCGGCTTGCCGTCAACCGCGGTGCCGTTCCCGGCAAAGAGCCCCACACTTTCAGCCCAAACCCGGGCCTCTTCCGACCAATCGCCGCAGTTGTTGTTCTGAAGACCCTTAAGGTAATTCGTCATGGCCGCGCCGAACATCTCATTGAATTTCGCCTGATCCATATCGTCGTCCTCCTCCGGTACGATAGAATAGTCGGGGCGGCCGTAGCCGCCGATCTTGTTGTATCCCAGGGGGTAGCTCTTATCCCGGACACAGCCGCCGTTTTCCACGACGCCGGCCGCGGAGCTGGTGTTCCCCTCGATGGTGTAGACCCGCCCGCCAGACACCTTCTCCACGATACCAGTGTGGTAGAACGACTTGCCGCCGTCCTTCGTAAAGAAGATCTGGTCGCCAGGCTGGGGACCTCCGGTGTAAAACCGTCCCTTCTGCTTATAGTAGTTGGCGGAACCGGTGCACCCTGCCCCCACGCCGTTCTTTGCCTGGCAGAGCAGCTTCAACGCCAGCTCCAGACCGAACGTGTGGATGTGGCACCAGTCCACAAAGATGTCGCACCAGGAATAGCCGTTCTTCCTTCCGTTATAAACGACCCCCAGCGCATCCAGATCCCTGGCATACTTGTTCCAGTTTTTATCTCCGGCATTGGCCGTCTTATGATCGAGCTGGGCATTGGTTTCTTTCTCGATATAGCCGATCTCGGCTCTGGCCGTGGCTAGCACGCGCTCCACAGCCGGCAGCATCGTTGTAGAAGACATCGTTTCACCTCTTTCTGCAAATTGGTCGTAATACTTCTGCCCGTAAGCGGCCCGTCTGGCCTTGGCCGTCTCGCTCTGGTCTGCGGGGCGCTCAAACTGTACCAGCGCGGCGTCGGAGGCCGCCCGGACAGATGCGGCGGTCTTCAAGATGTTGACCAGAGATGGATAGCTCTCGGTCAGTTCCTTCCAGAGAAAATCCAGCTGCATCTCCAAATCCCCGATGCTCTTGCCGCGGCTCAGGGCAAAGACGAGCAGCTTTTGCTTCCGGCTCCAGAATGTCCACTGGGCAAGGCCATATCCGGCGCTGTCGTGGACAAAATCCTGATAGATTCTGGCGTCCACCTGGGCGGTATAGTCCGCGTCGGACAATCCCAGCTTCTTTTCACAGGTGTTCTGGAGATTGTCCGGCTTCAGGCCGCTCTCGGCATAGAGATTCCCCATCAGTCCAGCCGCTCCGCAATCCGAGAGGCCTTTCTTCTTGAAGAAACTCCAAATCACTGCTTCGGACATGTGCATCATCCTCTCGAATTGGCTCTCTTTCTGCGTGCCGCGTTCAGCGCACGGTTCTGTGCAAAGATTTCCTTCTGGCTCATTTTCTTTTGAGGGCCGTTCTTTGCGTTGCAGACGTTAATCAGCGTCATAAGCCGGTTCAAATGCCACTTCTGGCACTCAAAGGGGATCTGGTGGGAGAGCATCCAGTAGTAGATGATCTCCGCCGTGACGACCTCATTGGCCGACCGGCCCTTCCGGCCTTTGACAAAGGTGGTCGCCGTCATGGAATCGTCGATGTAAGCGTCGACCATTTTCAGCATCTGGGGCGTAATGGCGGTGTAGACATCGGGGTCCACGTTCTGGGTCAATGTCATGCACCGGACATAGTCGATCCGCTCCTCCCGCGTCTTCGGCTTTCGGGAAAGGTAAGGCTTATGCCATTTTGATTCCCATTTTGAAAGGGAGACCAGAGAGTGTTCCAGCCGAAGCACCTGCTTCTTGGTCGTGATAAAACGGTCGTTCGCCTCGTCATACTGCTCGGTCTCCGGTATCACAAGTTCCAGCATCTCTGATCTCCCCAGTCAGCCTTATGCCCGAGGAGCCGGAGCCTTCTTGCCCTGGGGGACGATGCCGTTGATGAACCGGGCCGCCGCTTCCGCATCGGTGGCCAGCTCCATGAACAGATCGCTGTACGCCTCCGTCTGGGCGAACGCGTCCCGCAGCTCCTGGTTCTTGATAAAGCGCTTCCCGTCAGGGGACTTCTCACCATAGGCCCGCAGAATGATGTCCTTGAAGATGGCGATGATCTGCTTCCCATCCTGGGCCGCGACAATGCGGTTGATCATCTCCACCAGACCGCCGTCCACGGAGAGCTCCAGCTCGGTCACCTCGGCCTGGGTCAGATTGAAGTAGAAATCCTCCGTGCGGGAAACGCCGTTATAGTCGTTGTAAGTCCTTGTCAGCTTCAGCATTGCAGTTTTCTCCTTTCAAAAATAAAAGAAAGCGGAGCCCTCGGTGAAGAGAGCTCCGCCTTGCGGATTCGTTGTCTGGATTTCAGTCCCCGTTTCTCAGGACTCCAGAGTCAGGCCGGTCAGAGTATAGATCTTGGTGACAGAGGAGCTGTCCTTGGTGGAGATTACCTTGACGCTCTGGGAATTGTTCTTGATGGGCAGAACAATGTTCTTGTCCTCATCCAGAGCCACAGCCCCCTTGGTGCCGCCCACCAGCTCCACGGTGGTGGTGGCGTCGGCCGGAGCGACGTCAAATTTCAGCGCCAGATAGTGCCCCTTCTGCTCAGAGGGATCGCTGCTGAACCCGGTATAGCCGGTCACATTCTTCAGGCTGCCGGTGATGGCGCTCTCGCCCACTACGACGTTGCTCTGAAGTTCGGAGACCTTCTTGCCCAGCAGGGTGGCGGAGGGGCTCTCCGGGGCGACGGTCACTGTAACATCGTTCGCCAACAGCTTGATGACTTCCTCGGGCAGAGGCAGCCGGGGCTCCGTTTCCTCGGTGCCGTAGAGGATGTCCTCCAGCGCCTTCAGCTTGGCAGGGTCGGCCTTGGTGGAGGTGATGATCAGACGGGCAGTGGGCTTGAAGCCGGGTACGTCCACGGGAGTGGTCGTGACCTCCCAGCTGGGGTTGATGGGTTCAGGAGAGTCGTTGACAGTCTGATAGCCCCGCTCAGAGGGAGAGGCCAGACCGCCGTAGACCAGGTGCAGCTTATAGCCGTGGTCCTGACCGTCCACATCGTTGCCCAGCTTGGTGCGGTAGCTCAGGCCAAAGACCTTGCGGGTCTGCTGGCCGGCCATCACGCCGGGGGCGATCTCCGCGGAGCCGTCGCACTCCTCCCACTCGTCGGGGTAGGTGTAGCACTCAATGGTCAAACCGAAGTCCTCGGCGCCCACCAGCACCAGGTACTTGATGTTGTCGGCGTACATGTTGTTGGGCTCGGCGCCGGAGGGGCTCTCGTTAATGGCGGTGATGCCGCTCCAGGCTATACCCCTGTCGTAGACGCCGGTGGCGCTGATGGGGTAGAGGACGGCGTGATCGATGCCGGTTTCGTAGAAACGTTCCCCGATCTTGTCCCATACGAGTTTACTCATTTCGGATTTCCTCCTTTTAATAGTACAGGTTGAAGATGTCGTGGTTCAGATTGTCGGCCGTGAAATGACGGTCGTGGGCGCACATGGGCAGCATGGCAAGGCGGTGGGGCAGATCGCTGTCCGGGTTCTTGTAGATGGCCGTCACCTGATACCGGTCCAGCAGCCGGTAGGGGGCGTTGTCAGCGTGGATGGCGCTGATTTCGCTTCGCTCGTAGACGATGCAGGGGTACTGGATTTCCTTGCTGGCCGGAGGCTGAAAATAAGCCCGGCACGCATCGCCGCGTTCCGGACAGCCAAGAATCCCGCACAGAAGGGTATGAAGTTGAATCCTGTCACCCATTGTAGAGCCCCCCAATCGTCAGGATCAGGCGGGGATATCCCACTTCGACCTTGGAAATCTTCCATTTCGCGCCCATGTACGCCACATACCGCATCTTGTGGAAGTTCTTCCTGGCGAACGGATCGGCGACTATGCTGATCTCATTCGCGATATTGATGTCGTCGTTCAGGGTCTCCCCAGACTGAAGCTGGCGTGTATTCCGAGTCAAATCGCCATAGTACGGATACTCAACGATCTTCTCTTCATACACGCCAGGGGCAGTCTCAACGGTATCAGCATAGCCTACCGATCCATAAAATTTCGCCATTTTGAAGCTTCTCCTCAGGGAGTGCCGGCGCTGGAACCACCGCCGGAGCTGGCGGCCACAGGCTCCTCCAGCGCGATGGCGGAGTAGACGCGGGTCAGCGCGCCGGACAGGCGGGTCTCGATCAGGTACTTCTGCTGGTTGAAGTCGATGTCAAACTGGTCAAACCGGGTGATCTCGCCGCCCTTGGTGGAGCCCACGGTATAGTCGGCCAGGTTGACAAAGAGGCCCAGCAGCTTGTGCTTGGCGCCCTCGTCGTCCATACGGACCAAGCCCTCGAACTGCTCGGCAGTATAGAGCTCGCCGATGTTCAGGGCGGCGGCCAGGTCGGCCTTGGAGTTGTAGATGCGGCGGCCGTTCATGTCCCGGGCCAGCAGCATCACGTTCACCAGATGAGGCGTGCAGAAGAAATCAGGGGTGCCGGTGCCCTTGTACTTCTCCCGGGCATAGAGAGCGGCGGTGATGATGGCCTCGGAGTAGATGTAATTCTCGCCGAAGCTCATATCGGTCTTGCTACCGTTGAGCTCGGCGCGGGCGGCCTCAATATCCACGTCGTAGTGGATGGTGTAGAGGTCGTTGTCGTTCCAGATGGAACGGATGTGGTCCTCGGAGATCTTCATCTCGTCGTCCGCTTCGCGGCCGTCGCCCACCATGATGGCGGTAGCCACCTCTTCGTTGAGGTTCTCCCGCATCACGGCATACTGGTACTCCACTACATCGAAATCAGTGATGTCGACAATGTCGTCCCGGTGCAGGGCGTCGGTGCGGTACACCGTCTGAGGGTCAGTGGTCCGGGTGATGACGTTCATGTTGCCGGACAGAGTCTTGCGCTTGCCCTTCTGATAGCCGTGGGCCCGGATGGAGTCCTTGCGGGTGTCCATCTGGCGGGTACGAATACGGCTGATGGGGCTCTTGTGGACCTTCTGCATGACGGCAGTCACCCAGCCCTGGTCGCGGGTAACGCGCTCAGGCGCGCCGGGGCGCAGGTCCTTGAAGTCCGGGAACAGGCTCTCGATATTGTCGATGCCGTGCTTGAGCTCGTTCTGCTCAGCGTAGATCTTCAGAGCGGTCTGAAGGCTGCCCACGCTGTTGCTCTTGGCCAGAGCAAGAATGTCAGCGCGGTCGGAGTGGCTCAGAACGGTGTCCTGAGTGTCTTCGTTCTCGAAAACATTGTGCTTCATGGTCTTGTTTCCTCCCTTGGTTTTGTCAGATTTCTTGTCGGGGTCGTCGTCATCGTCGTCGCCCCCGTCCCCCTTGCCCTTCTGGGAATCCAATTCCTCCATGGCCGCGCCGATCAGGGCATACATGACCGTTCTCTGCTCCTCGGTCATGCTGTCCACCACGTCCTGGACGGTCTTCTCATTCTCAGGCTTCTCCTCTTTTCCGTCGTCCTTAGGCTTGTCCTCTTTCTTGCCATCCCCAGAGCCGGCCTTATGAACAAGAGGGGGCTTCTCGTCGGGGCGGAACAGGGAAATGGGCTCGTAGGCGGACAGGATCATCTCCTGCTCGCCGCCTTCGCCGTGGGCCATATCCACAAAGTCAATAAAGGCGCCGGGATTTGCCCCGGCGACCACCAGGCTGACCTCCCGGATGACGCCATGCGTCACATCCTTGCTGGGGGTCTGCTTCAGCCCATTGGCGTAAATGGACAGGGACGCGATGTCCCCATGCTGGACCAGCATCTTAGCCGCCTTGCCGGCGTCGGTCTCGTTGAATGTGCAGTAGGCGTAAACGCCGTCCTTCCGGTTCTCCAAAAGGGCGTGGCCCAGGATGTTGCCAGGTTCGTCGTGCTGGTGGTTCCAAACCAGGGGAACCGTCTTCCCGTCGCAATCCTCGAATGCGTTATGGCGGATGGTTCGTCCGTCCGCGCAGACAAGGTCGTTCCGGGTCGCCCAGCCACTAAAGTCATACTTCAGGTTCATTTTGAACGTTTCCTCCTTCAGATGTTGATGGTGGCTGATTGCCCTCCTCTTTCGGGGCGCTTAAGTTGCTGTTTCGGAGCTCGTCCGCCTTGGGGTCCTTCGACGGCTTCATGCCGATCTTCTGCCGGATCTCATTGGAGGTCATGATCTCGTTGCGGGTCATCTTGTCGGCAATTTCGGCAATATCGTTGATGGGCACCAGCCGGAACGGGTCTCTGAAGAAGAGGATCGACTGCTTCTGTGACCGAGCAGTTTTGGTGAGGAATTTCCTCTTCATTTCGTCAACAATGGCTGATAGGATCGGTTCAATCGTCCGGTTGTCGTAATTCAGCTTCGTCCGGTCATCGGCAGTCCCGTCCAAAATCCCCTGCGTGATCCCCAACTGGCTGTAAAGCATGCTCGTCAGGTATTCAATCTGGGACATCAGATTGTTGTCGATGGGCCGGTTCAGCTGGACCACGTGTTCCGTGCCGTCGGTGTAAGCGACGCCATACTTGGAGCCGGACAACTGTTCCTCGATATCTTTACGGCGTTTTTCCGCCTGTTGACGCCTCGCTTCCGTCTTGATGACGTAGGGCAGCTGAATAATCAGGTTGAGTTTTCCGGAACCGCTCTGCTCGTCGATTGCGTCCAAAATATTGAGTTTTCGGATCAACCGCTGCATGGTGGAGTTGGGCTCATTCATCACCGCGAAAAACGGGTTCTCAATGATGGCGACCCCACTCTTCGGCAGGATGACATCCTGCTTCTCGCCCCGGTTCTCGTTGTAGACCCGGACCTTGACGTGCTTGGGATACCACTCCACGATTTTCCCGGTACGCATCGTTTCGATCTTGAACGAGCCGGTCTCCGGGTCGAGGTCGGTATCCGTGGGCACGATGGCCACGCATCCCTCGTCCAGCATGGACATGACCACGTCCTGGATAAAGGCCCGCCCGGTCTGGTCCAGATTTGCCTCCAAAGTCAAACAGCCGTTCAAACTTGAATTGATCACCTCTGTAAACCGGCCGTCGTCATCCAGGCGGACATGCTGAATCCCAATCGACGCCGCGTCCAGCGCGATCCGGTTGTAGACGGAGGTAATGATGGAGCGCTCGTTTCCCCGGCTGAAAATGGGCCGGTCCGGGCGGTAGGAGTAGCTGGGGCCAAGGGAATGGCTGTACTTGAAAAACTCATTGCCTAAAAAAGCGTTCCAGGCGTGTTTCAGCCTGGAACCAACTGACATTTCCACTTTTCTCACCTCCTACGACAGCAGATCGGCGTACATCTTCTTGAGCAGCTCGTCGTTCTGCTTCATCAAGGCCGCGAAGTCGTAAGCCGGAGGAGGCTTTGCCGCGGATGCCTGCTTTGTGGCCGAGGCAACGGTTTTTACCGCCTGCTGAACGCCGCCGCCCGGAGACGGCCCGGGAGTCCGAAGCTGGCTGACCGGCGTTGAGAAGACGGAGGCGCTCTTTTGAAGCTGCTCCACGGCCCGCTTTCCCTGCTCTGCCTTTGCGGCAAGCTCCGCCGCCTTTTTCGCCCCGTGCCGTTTTACCAGATAAGCGGTAAGAACGATTCCTGCGGCTGCCGCCGCTCCCACGGCCGCTTTTCCGGCTGCGGGCAGCTTCTTCCGCTCGGGTCCATCCTCACCGCCGTACCGTTTCCGGCCCTGGGACGTCAAGCTTCCATCCTTCTGCTGAAATCTCCGCACGCCCCATTTCATCCCACGGATGCCGTAGTGCTGCAAAACATCTGACAATCGCGGTCACCTCCTATCTGTGATAAAATTTGTAACAACCGTCCCGTGTGTATCTAATTTAGGTCAAAAAAAAAACCACAGACCCGGTTAAGAGTCTGTGGTGAGGCGTTTCGCCGCTTTGACAGGGCGAATGCCATTGTGCAAAAGAATGTCGAGAAAAATAGGAGTCAACGCCATCATTGTCCCTCTCTTCTCAATGGGCATAGTAGGCCCGCAGCTTTCTGTTCTCGCTGATGGCCTTTCCAGCGAGCAAAGCGTTCACGATTGTTCCGCCCACTGCGATAGCTGAGCCCGCAAGTTGTGCCGTCCGCTGGTCTTCCATCCCTTTGGATAAGAGTGAACTTACCGCATAGGAACCAACTACTATGGCCGTTTCCGCTAAATAAGCAGTTCGGGTATTCCCGGTAATGGTCTTGCCGCGCTGATAAAGTTTCTTGCCTTCATCCGCTAACTTGTCGGTCTTCAGTTTACCATAGGCGTCTTCCATCCGACGTTTTTCGGTTTTGACGGCCCGATTAGCGTCCTTGACCTGCTGCCGGGTAGCCTGTCCGGATTTATGGGCGGCTTTCGTTTCTGCCGCTTTTGATTTGGCACGTTCATAGTCCGATTCGGCTTTGCGATAGCGCTCCAGTCCTTTTCGGGTATAGGAACCGTCATAGTTCTGATAACGCCTGACGCCCCATTTCATGCCCTTGACTCCATAATGGGCAAGGCAATCCTGGGGAGAAGGTTTATAATAGGGCTTCATAAGTACCCCCCCCCTTTTTTTTTTACTCAAATGCTTCTGGGTTGTGTTTATAGGCGACGTAGGCGTCCATCATGGCCGCCACCGCGTCGATCTTCTGGTCAGACCGCTTTTTCAGCAGCTTACGGTTGCCGTTGGTGTCCTCCATCGTGATGCAGTTGCCCATAGAGAAGGTGATTAAGTCCTCGTCAAAGAGCAGCATCCGCTCTCCGGCCAGCTTCTTCAGCTCGCCCAGGGGGACGGATTCCGTTCTCGCCCCCTGCCGGACCACCTCGACCCCAAACGGGCCGTTCTCATTGACCCACCGCTCCACAAATTCCTTGGCGTTGTAGGGGTCATATCCAAAGCAGCGCACATCGTAGCCGCAGTTGATGACATGGTCGTCCAGATCCTCATAGACCTGCATCATGTCGAGAACTGTCCCCTCCATGACGATCAGGCTGCCCTCTGCCATAAAGTCCTCGTACTTAACCCGCATGGCGGCGGGGAGCTTATGGAGTGTCACCGATGTGATGTAGTTGCGCGACTTAACGCCAAAGGAACCATCCCGAAGAGGGAACAGGAACGTAAAGGAGCAGAAGTCATCGCCCTGGGAGAGATCGGCGCCCATGGAGCAGGGCATCTGCCAAAACCGCTGCCGGCGGTGGGGCAAAGTCTCCTCGTAGGTGAAGTAGTAGGTGTACCCCTCCATAGGAAGGCCGAACCGCTTGGCCAGCATATCATTCCGTGTGGCGGGGGCGGTTTCCGCCCGGTCCACATCCTTCTGATAGGTCTCATAGGTGACGGTCTTTCCCAGATTCGGGTTGGCCTTAGGCCACATATCGGGGTAGGCCACCTCCTCAACAGAGTCCAGCTTGTACCACCAGATGGAAACATGCTCCTGCGGAGGGCCAATGCCTTGGAGAATGTTCATCAGCTCCATTTTGATGGTATCGCCGGCGCCGTTACGAACCGTGCCCTCGGAACTGGTCGCTATAATAAGGTAGTCGTCCAGCTTGGAGGCGCCCTGCTCCACCGCGCCGATGACATCCTCCCGGGCGTCGGCGGAGGACAGCCACTCGTCCACGGTGGCCACTTTGCAGCGCAGGCCCTGGAGCTTGTCCACCGACATGGGGCGGATCTCAATCAGGGAGCCCGAGATAAAATTCTCAATACCCTTCTTGGTAGAGGCCAGCTTCACCCGATTGGCCCGGGACCCGGTGGTGTTCTGCAAAGACCCCTCAGTCATGAACTGGAAGACGGGGCCTCTGGCCCGGGTGATGGCGGTCTTGATGGGGTTGATGATCTCCTCGGCCTGCTTCATGGTGGGGGCCGTGGTGATCTGATGGGTGGTGGAGCCGTCCACAACACAGAAGTATGCCTGAATGCAGGAATCGTAAAGCGACTTCGCCGCGCCTCTCCCCACGATCAGGTACTGCTTTTTGGTCAGCCGCTGCTTGATCCGCTTGGTCACATAGCGTCCGCCTCTGCCGTCCGGATTGGGTACATAGACAGAGCGGTCGTCGAAATAGTACCAGCCGAACACCTGTTCCCCCCAAAGCTTGAAGGTATCCAGGAGATGCAGGTCGGAACCGTCGGTCAAGGTCAGCTCGTTCTCGCAGAACTCGATCCAGCCCTCCACCGCCCTGTCATCATAGTAGTAACTGGGCGACTCGATCAGCCGGTCAATCCGGTACATCTCCATGGCAACTTCCTTGCAGACCGGAATATCGCCGCGGATGACCGCATCGCGGAATGCGCCGTAGTAACGGGGGACGGCGGTGTTGGATAACATCGGTTCACCAGCCTCCCGTTACAGCCCCAGCGCTTTTCTGCCAAGGAGAACCAGGGTGGAGAACTTCTGCTCGCTCAGCTTTGTCCGGTAGGTATCTTTTGGAATAACCTGCTCCATGTCGAACACGATGATGGGCGATTTGGCCTTGAAACCGCCGTAAATGGCGTCGTTCGTGTCAAGGAACGCGCCATAGCCCGCCTTCTTGCATTCGTTAAAAAACTTGGTGCGCTGGACATAGACGTCATGCCCCTTCCATCGGTCGCCCTGTCCGTCATATGGAATCACATAATTGAACATCCGATAGACTGTCTGGAGATCTTTGGCCGAGGGCGTATAGTCCGGGTCCTTCATCCTTTCCAACACTGCGGCAGCTTCCCGATACCCCTTGAATTTGTACTTGTCTTTCACGAAATAGCTCTGCATCCGGTCCTTATCCGTTACAAAGTTATAAAAATCCCGATCTTTTCGATAGAGATTCATGAAGACCTCTGCGCCGGAGTCCTCGCTCGCCACCTTCAAGTCGGTTTTAAGCGAGTTGTCGATCCGGTACTTCATAAACGCGCCGGTTCCGATTTGCTTCCCATTCTCGTCATATACCGGCTGCGGGATCGGCCGGTTGAACAGTGCGTTATACTGGTGCTTGTCCAGGGAATTGTGGGTTGCGTAGAACATATCGGTGTTCTTGGTCCGGTCCTTGTCATAGGACAACGTGCTCAGGGTCGTCTTATCGGCGTTCAGCACTTCGTCAAAGTGCTTCTTGTTGTAGATGCTGTTGCCGCTCTTCCGCTTATTGCGGATGGCTTTTTTCTGGGCCGGAGTGTAGTCGCCGCCCCGCAGGGGATAGGGAGGACCGTTCCGAACGCCCCACTTCTGTTTCAGAATTCCATGGTGATGCAGTTCCATAAACAACTACCCCCGCAATTCCTTGATTGCAAGGGCAATGCTCAGGGAAGACCCTGCGATCGCCAGAACGCTTCCCGCCACTTCCAGCGTATCCCGCAATGCCTGCCGCCCTTTAGAAACCTGAGCTGGGGAGGTATCCGCGAACAGCTGATTGTATTGCCGCTCCAGAAGCTCCCGGTTGATCTTATCCCGCATCTCCTTGTCGGTCATCTTGCTCAGATCCATCCGTTTCGGAGCTGGCTTGGACGTGCTGGTCTGCTCCAGCTTTTTCATCTCCTTCACCAGATCCGAGCTGGAGTCGACGGTTTTCTTGGTCCGCTCCAGGTCCTCCTTAGCCCAGCGCTTCGGGTCCGGGTTGGACAGGTCGATGCGGTTCTCCTTCTTCTTGGCCGCGTTTTCCCGTTTATCCCGGTCATAGCGTTTTTCACCGGCGGCGGTCAGGGTGCCGTCTTTGTTCTGGTAGCGGCGGACGCCCCACTTCATGCCTTTGATGCCGTAGTGCAGGAGCATGCTATTCTCCATTTTGACTTTCCTCCTTCCCGCTAGTGTTCTTCACGGGGTCCGCTGCAACAAAAAGCCGCCACTCAAACTCACTGATCTGCCGGTTGATGGACTCAATGGCAGCGGAGCTGAGAGGCGGGTCAAATAACAACCGAACCTTCATGTAAACGTAGGATTTGACTAAGGAAAAGATGTTCGGCTTATCCTGAATAAATCCGGACCAGACTTCATCTTTTCCTGAGATTGAGAAACCGTTGGCAGGTCCAACGCCCATTTGCGTCAGGATGGAAAACACACTGTTGATGTGGATGATGATGTCCGGGTCAAAGTGCGTGTAACTCTCGTCGATGCCCAACAGTTTCTTGATTGATATCAGGATGCTTTCGGAAATCTCCATAACAGCCTCCTCACCGGCGGACTGCGATGAACTTCTTCATGCAGTACCCCTGGGTGCCGTTGGAGGTCGATACTTTATAGAAAGCATCTGTTGGCTCGTCCATATTAACGGAAACTCTGGTCAGAGCCGTAATGACTGTAAGGACTTTGGAATTTGCTCTCGGCTCTTGATAAAGCGCCGCTCTCAGACAATTCGTCACAACACCGGCAGCATGATTCTCCATTTCGAGTCCTCCTCTACTTTTTCCAAGGACAGGTATCATTGGGTCTGCGTGTAATCGGCTCCTTGAACAACCGGTTCTCGTCGCCATAATGGATGGCCAGATGCGTCTCATGAATTGTGGTGATCAGAAACTCGGGATCGAGGATGATCCCTCTTCGCTCCCGGATGTCCTCCGGGCGGATCGGGTTCATGTGGTGGATAAGTGGACGGCGGTAAATCTCCCGTCCGGCAATTCCCAAATCACACCCCATGTCCCGGGCAATCACAACATCCCGGATCTGCTTCCACTCCGGGGAGCGATAAAAGACCTGATTCATGTACCGGTCAAAGCCGAAGGTCTCCTCTCCGACAACACCGTTCAAACGAAGATAGCGGTAGCGCTCCTCGAAGGTGGGGAGAAGGATCAATTCCGAGTAACATCTAATACTCATCCCCGTCCTCCTCGTCCTGCCCGCTGTACCGCTTAAAGGCGGCCATGGCCTTTTCGTAGAGCTCATCCATCCGGACTCCGGATTTGTACGCCTCGGTCTTGGCCTGGACCAGCTCCACCTCTTTGGCAAGCCGCTCATTTTCCAGACGCGCCCTGGTGGTTCCGAGCTTCAGGATGGTGGTGACCTCCTGGGAAGAAGCCGTCCCCTCCAGCAGACGCTTTTCAATCAGGTTGACGGCCAAATCGATCAGCTGGTTCTCTCTGGCCTCCGGTGTCAAGGCGGCCCGGCGCTTCCTCGGTTGAATGCCAGAAGGTTTCGTTGCTTTTGCCACACTTGACACCTCCTCTCACTTAGAGTTGTGGCAGTTTCTGTGATGTTTGGACCGGTTTTCAGCGGTGCTTGAAGAAGCCCGCATAAGCAGCTTACCGACAAGTGGAGAAAAACTCGCGGCAATGGAGGTAATGCATTGCGTACTCAGCCGGAAAGGAGATCACAGCTGAACGAAAAAGAGTCCTCGCCGGTAAACGCCGCCCTGTGGGCTTGTTCAAGCACCTGTCTCTTATACACATCT